ACCAAATTCGTTAATTGGCTTATAAGTTTTGGAATAATGCCTAAATAGTTCAATCTCTATTTTACGATCATCATGGCTGTCTCCTACACCTGATAAAATATAATTTGAAGTGAACATAATTTTAGGACTTTTTGAAAATGGAATCTCAATCGGTTGTAAGTTCTTTTTGTTCAATGTCAAGTTTCCGGTTATTATACTAAACAAAGTTTCAAACTTGAAACTGCGCTCCATATCATCAAAGCAAATGATATTATCATCCAAGTTAATAGTTTGATAAGGGAATTGACCTTTATTATTAAACTCCTTACCATTTAAAGTTACTAATTTTCTACATTGACTTAATGCTTTTGATATTAATGTTTTTCCGGTTCTACCACTTGGGTTATCGTTTAACGTTTCATCATAGAAAATAATAGCCAAACCCTCATCTTGCTTTTTATAGTTGTTTAAAAGGTATCCCAATGATGTTTCAATAACTAATTTTCGGTTATTATCATTATTAGAAACGTTTAAAATGAACTTTTCAAAGTCAGAAGTTAAATTAGTTTCATTGTAATTATGTGGAATGATATTCTTTTGCCAAACAAAACCACCAATATTAATATAGTCAATCAATTCTTTGCTGTTTTTTGTAATTTTAAGAACTCCATTTAAAAAAAACAAATAGCTTTCATTTTCATTATCTCTTATCATAGCCAAATCTTTAGTGGCTAATTGATTCAAATAACTTTCAGAAAAACGAGTTGTTGATTTGGCGAAAAAATTATAAACACTCATGTCAATTTCAACAACGTGATTCAAAACAAAGTCTTTGATATGGATTTCGTTTACTTCGTTTATGATATTATTGTAAACCTTTACAAAGGTAAATTCTTGCTCATTTAACTGTACTTTATAAAATCCTCGATTCTCTAAAAACAATTTAAACTTATAATCGTTTAAAGATAATTTACCATTTTTATCACTATCCCAAAAGATTAAAAAATCATCCTCAAAATCAAAGTCAACCAATTCCTCAATATCGCCATCGGTTAATCCTTCTTTGCGAAATTGTTTCTTGGCTTTTTGAACTCCCTTTTTTAGCACTTCCTGTGCCTCCCTCACTTTATTATCATCAACTAATGTAAGACTGTCAAATTCACTTGTGTTTTTGTAAGCACTTTTAATTATTAATTCCAATTCGCTATATGTTAACCCTGCAGAATAATAACTTTTAAACATTTGAATGGCTTCATCATTTGGCAATCCGGCACGATTTAAACCACAAGCCAATTTAAAAAGATTATTATTTCTCTCTCCTGCATTTAAAGTAAACTTCTTATTGAACCATTTAACAATGACATCAACCTTTTTGTTAGTATCATTTATTTGAAAGTATGTTGGGTAATTATTTTTGCGAGTTACTTCTGTAAACTCTTGCATCAATGCCCATTCTTTTGAGTTGTGATTAATAAATAAATCAGGATCGTAACTCTCATAGCAAACTCTTGAAATGTCTTTTGTCTTGGTGTCTAATTTGGAATCAAATGTTTCACAAATTGCCTCGTAATATTTTTTATAGTTGGCAATATCTTTAGGCACTTTTACAAGAGCTTTAACACCATTACCTGATGGACTTATAAACGCTGAATAAATATATTCATTATCCTGTAAGCTATCACGCAAACAAACAGCATCATCAACATCGTCAAAATCTAAACAAGCAAAGCCGGAATGATTGATAATATTTTTTGCTGCTCGTCTTGAAAACTCACCACTAAAACAAACAGAAACTAATTTTGATTTAGCTATGTTTCTTTTTTCTTTATCATTTTCGTTTCTAATAGCTTCTATTTTTTTAGCATTAGAACCATCTTTAAAAGAATTTAATACCTCGTCAATTTCTTTGTAAAATGGATTTTCTGTGTCGGTTATTTTTGAAAATACTGTTACCATCTTTCGTAAGTATAAAAATAAACGTGATTAACACAATTTGTAAAATTAAATTCAATGAACCACAAATCGTAATCAAATCTGATTTGTTGCGGAATTCCATTTTTACTACCTAAAGATTGCATCAATATATTATATGCAGTCTTGTGAACAAATTTTTGACTTTCTTGACTTGGAAAGTCATTGTCAAATACATCCTTATTCGTTATAAATAACTTCATAGTTTTTAAATAAATTAATTAATAATACAGCAAATATAATAAAAAAAAGAAACAATACAGCAACCAAAAAAAACTTATAATTGATAATCAATAGTTTACGTTTTCAATACACCAAAACACAAAAAAACGCCTATATCTTATATATATTTTTAAAAAGTATTAAAAAAAATATTTTTTTGTCAAAAAGTTTAAAAAATGCTGTTTTGCTGTTTTTTATTTTATAAGTTGTTGATTTTTAAATATTAAAGTAAAACAGCATTTTGTTAGAATGCTGTTTTTTTGGTGTTTTTCCTGTATTAAAATGGTAAATCATCATCATATTCAGCAGATTCTTGCGTTTCATTGAAGTCATTGGCTATATCACCATTTAACACCACCTCAATTTCGTTGACATCTTGCTTAACTAAATAGGTTTTAAGATAGGCCTCTAATATGTCAAAGCAATTATCTGCCATTGTACACTCTTTATCAGTTAAAGACTTCTCAAATGTAAAGTTCGGCATGGAGAATTTAACAGCTCCCTTTTTACCATCTTTAGTATCTTTAACAATAACCCATTCATCAGCTAACCTGGAGCGAGTCTTTTGAGTAAAATCACCCCATTGTTGTGTGGCACTTCCTTTTAATTGGATATTGGCCAACGATCCATCTTCAAGCATAATGTAAATACTTCTTGTATAATGCCCTCCGGCAGCAACAATTTTTTCTTTAATGTCTTTGTATAAACCTTTGGCTATTTCATTACCTTTGAATGGTTTAACTGTCATCTCCTCTTTTGATATGAATTTAACTTCATTAGAGTAGATGCTACTACTTGTGGCATCGTTCCAACCTTTTACAGTATGAAGCTCATCAAGAACCAAAAACTTAAAAGGTAAAGGGATTTGAACATTCTGTTGCTTTTCCTTATCATAGTAAGAAAAGCATTTGTCATTCGATTTCCACTCAATAAACTTTGTTGCTGGATTGCTTTGCGGTTGTGCAAAGGCTTGTTTACGATTACTCATAATATTATTATTTATTTATGGTTCGGAATTAAGATGCCCAAACCTTGCATCTGTTAATATTATTTTATAAATTTACTCTATTTTTTATTAATTACCAAGAGATAGCTAAAGTATCTTTGCGTGGTGATGTGCTTACTCTTGTAACTTCAATTCCATCATCATCATAGATGGTTGAATTAGACTTTAAAGCTACTTTCAGGAGCATTTCCCTCTCTGATAATTTTTCTTTGATTTCAGACCATTTAAAATCGTCTTTATAGTTTATGGTTTCACCGCCATTTCTAAATGTTCCTTTAAGGCCAAAGGCCTCGAAGTTTTCTTGTGGCACTACATCTAAAATTTTTGCAGTAATTACATCCAAGGCCTCTTGCATTCTTTTCGCCTGTGCTAATAGTTCGTACTTGTCAACTTCACCACCATCTATAACCTTTGTTATAAATGTATTGGCTGAAAATTGCACCTCTTTTTTGTTTGGAAGGAAGTTTGATGTTTCAATTTCTTGTTGACGCATCAATTCGTATAGATTCTTACTCATAAAATAGTTCGGCTAAATTAGTTACTGAAAATGATTTGTTACTCGTGTTAATTAGCAATGTATATGCTTCCGATATCGTCAGCAGCGTAAACAAAGTGTTGTCTTGTAATGTTTTTACCAAAGCAGCATGAGAGGATGGATAAACTTCTTGCATCATTTCCAATTGCTGTTTGTGTTCTTCTTTTAAATTTTCTAATAGTGTTTTCATAATAATAAAAAATCCCTCTTTCAAAACATAGGTCAGTATGTAGTGTCAGAGGGAATAGTTATGTTTTCAGTTTAGCACTCTGACCAATGCTTTAGCAAATATAGTTATTTATAATTAAAAAACAAATTTATTTTTTCTTAATTCTAAATTCTTCTAAATCTTTAAGCCATTTTTTACGCAAATTATCTCTTTGTTTGCTTGGAACTGACATTGGCAGCACAACGCAAACATCGTCTATAAATGCTTTTGGCCTTCCTCCTAAATTCTTTTCTTGTTTCATAATTAATCTCCGCTATCAATTTTATAAATCACTTTTACTCTTTCGTTTTCTTGGATCGCTTCAAAACTATATTCGTTTAAACAGTTGCCTATATTTTTAGAAGTATTAGAACCATCTATTTTATTTTTTTTCAATTCTTCATAGATTTCTTTTGTTTTGGCATTCCATCCATTTGCGTAACCTAAATCAATTATTGTTATCATATTACTTTTCCTTTTACGTTATCTAATTCGCTTTGTAGTATCTGTTTATAGTTTGGCAATAATTTACCTTTTGAGTTATAGACTTCCTGTACGCTTATTTCAAAAAGTATAAAATCACATTCACCGGTTTCAGGAGGATTGAAATAATTCCCTGTGCATGGCTTACGATATACCTCAACCTCAACCTCAAAATCTACAACAGCAATGCAATTAAAATCACCATTGTAAACTTCAAAACATTTCGAGTTAATATAGTAATCGAACCAATTGTAATTTTCATTACAAAAGTCCTTTATCGAATCTAAAATTAACTTCTTCATAATAGATTAGTTATAATTAGTAATCCGAAAAATAATACTGCAATTCCTATTGCTACTTTTACGGCTGTCTTTAAGACAAAGTCTAACTCTTTTTTTTCTTGATCTGTCATAATTTCTCGATTTGTTTTTTAACTTCTTCCCAATAATACTCACTATCTTCATCTAAATATTCAATAGCATTTAATATCTCATCAACTGCTATTAATGCACATTGTATTGCTTTTAAACTATTTTCTTGATCCCATATTTGTAATGCTCTTGAATATTTCCAAACTAACATTTCTGCTTTCTCTTTTGCTTTCATTTTCTTTTAAATTCAATATTAAAAAATCCAAAATCAAAACTGCGAGGTTCTACATAAACCGGAAATCGATAGTTGTAAAGTTCTTTTATTTCTGAAGCTCGTTTCTTGAAACTGCTCTTGTGTTTTGTTGGTTGTGATAAATCTATTAAATCATAGTTTACATTGGCCATATCTATTCCAAGCGCAACGGCTTTGTTATAGAATTTTTGTTTTGCTCTAATGCTCATAATTAATATAAAAATCGGGTTAGAAAATATAATGCAATAAATCCTATTGCGTAAACTTGGTACTTTTGTTTGCTTAAAATTGTTTTCATAATGTTTTAGTTTTAATGATTAATTTAAAAGCGGATATTACACCGCTTGTTTTGCTATTTTTAAAAGTGATTCAGCTTTTAGTATTGCTCTTTCTTTTGAGTAGTTACATCCTTTAGGATTCATTAGTTTCATTGAAATTCCTTTCTCTTCTCTCCAAACTGTGTAATCGTTTTTTCCTACTTCTCCAGTTATTGAGATTGTAAAGTTTTTTGTTTCTACTTTTGAAGTTTCTCTGTTAGTTCCGTTTGCTAATGATTTAAAGATAAATTCCATAATATTTGTTTTTTGTTATTGTTTGATGAGGCAAATATAGTTATTTATAATTAACTACCAAACTTTTTTATAAAATATTTTTAATTATCTTTGTTAAATGAAGCAGCCAAGAGTATTAATAGAAACAGAACATGATCAGGAGTACAGAAACTTCGACTTTGTTATTAGTGATGTTAATGGTTGTTATGTAATAGATAGCGAAACTATGTGTTTAGTCTTAAATGGAACTGACTTTATATTGGAGTTCAATGGTGAGCTTTACGATGAAGTTAAAAAGAATATAGCGATTAAAAATTTAATGAATAAAAATTAGCGGGAGTAGTAAATTAAAGATACTCTTTACCTACTCTTTTTAAGGGTAGGTTTAACGTATTAAAAAACTATATGGAAAAAGTAAAAATATCAGAGGTTAAACTTAACCCAAACAATCCTCGTTTAATTAAAGACGATAAGTTTAAAAAGTTAGTGCAGTCAATTAAAGACTTTCCTGAAATGCTTAACATCCGACCTATTGTAGTCAATAAAGATATGATTATACTTGGTGGCAATATGAGATACAAAGCTTGTAAAGAAGCAGGATTAAAAGAAATCCCTATTATTATAACAGACCTTTCAGAAGATAAACAAAGGGAGTTTTTAATTAAAGACAATACAAGCGGTGGCGAGTGGGATTTTGAAATGTTAGCGAATGAATGGGATAATGAAGAATTGGAATCGTGGGGTGTTGATTTAATTAAATTTGATTTAGAACCTGATTATGAAGATTTGATTGGGGAAGAAAAAAACAAACCTGCAACAATGAAAATAACTTTTAAAACTGTTGAACAATTACAAGAAGCCGAAAACGATATCCAAGAATTAATAGATAGAAAATATAATGGTTCTTTTTATTCAGTAAGTGCTGGCGAAATATGAGATTAGAAATTGCATCACATAAAGCTATAAAATATGCTTGTATGAATTTTCATTATGCAAAAGCAGTACCAGTAAATACATTTGGATATTCAGTCTTTAATGATAAAAACGAATGGTGCGGAGTTATTTTATATGGTAGTGGTGCAAGTAATAACTTAGGAAAGCAATTAAATTTAGTTCAAGGTCAATATATGGAACTAGTTAGAATGGCTTTAAATGGTAAACACGAAAGTACAAGTAAAGCATTATCATTAAGTTTAAAGTTATTACCAAAAAAATTACCATTAATAAAAGCTATAATATCTTTTGCAGATAATGGGCAAAATCATTTTGGAACAATTTATCAAGCTACAAATTGGTTTTATACTGGAGAATTTAAAGGAGATAAAGAATATTATATAAATGGTAAATGGATGCACCCAAGAAGTGTAGGTTCATTAAATGGAAGTAGAGCAAAAGATAAATTGCCAAAAGATACTATAATTAGAAATGGAAGTTCAAAATTTAGATACATTTATCCAATTGATAAAAGTTTAATACCTTTGTGTAAATCATTAAGTAAACCATATCCAAAAAAAAAAAACATAATAAATGCGTGATTAGCATATACAGTAATGCATTTGGTATTCCAACCAAAAGAAAGGGTGCAATTCCACTATCACGCTCAAAATAAAACGAAATGGCATACGACAGGATTAAAATATTTGAACAAGCGAAGGAAGTTATTGTAAAACATAAACTATTCTTTATAGAGGATATAGTTGCTTTTTTGCCTTGTGCAAAGCCTACTTTTTACGATTTCTTTCCACCTGAAAGTAACGAATTGAACGAACTAAAAGGTTTGTTAGAAACTAATCGAACTACTTTAAAAGTGTCAATGCGTTCTAAATGGTACACTTCAAACGCTCCCGCTTTGCAAATGGCATTGATGAAACTTATTGCAACACCAGAAGAATTAAAGAAGTTATCTATGCAGTTTGTTGAAAGCGAAAATAAAAATACAAACATTATCAGTTTAGGTAATGGCATAAATCCTAATGAAACTACTCCTTAAACAAGAGAATGCTGTTTACTTCCTTAAAGACAGAATAACTAAAGAAGTTCTCTATGGTGGTGCTGCGGGTGGTGGCAAATCCGCACTCGGTGTATTATGGCTTATTGAACAATGTCAAGCTTATCCTGGCACTCGTTGGCTAATGGGTAGGTCAAAGCTTAAGACCTTAAAAGAAACTACTTTAAATACATTCTTTGAACTTACATCAAATTTAAAACTATCAAACTGTTATAATTATAATAGTCAAACAGGAGTGATAACCTGGACAAATGGAAGCGAAATACTTTTAAAAGATCTATATTCTTATCCCGCTGATCCAAACTTTGATAGTTTGGGTTCGTTAGAGATAACCGGAGCCTTTATAGATGAGTGCAATCAAATATCATTTAAAGCGTGGCAAATAGTTACATCCAGGATAAGATATAAGCTAAATGAATATAACTTAACACCAAAGATATTAGGAACGTGTAACCCGGCAAAGAACTGGACCTATTCAAAGTTTTACATTCCAACTGCTGCCGGAACTATAAACGAAACACGAAAGTTTATACAATCATTACCTACTGACAACCCCAACTTACCGCCATCCTATTTAGACAGTTTACTCGCTTTGGATGAGAATAGTAAGCAAAGGTTGTACTATGGTAATTGGGAGTTTGACAATGATCCTGCAAGGCTTATTGACTTTGATAAGATACAAAACATATTTACTAACGACTTTGTTGATGCTGGTGATATGTTTATTAGTGCGGATATTGCTCGTTACGGAAGCGATAAGATGGTTATACTTGTTTGGAGTGGCTTCCGGGTTATTGAGATATTTACTTTAGATAAATCAAGCATTACAGAAACTGCCGAAGCAATCAAATCATTAATGAACAAACATCGAGTTCCATTGTCTAATGTGGTTGCAGATGAAGATGGTGTTGGTGGTGGTGTTGTGGACATTGTACGTTGCAAAGGTTTTGTAAACAACTCCAAAGCATTAAAAGAGGAAAATAATAATGTAGAGTATCAAAATCTTAAAACCCAATGTTATTATAAACTTGCTGAACTGATCCAGGCGAATAAACTATTTATTGATTGCAACAATGCCGATGTTCAAGATACTATTTGCAAAGAGCTTGAGCAAGTTAAAAGGGATAAGATTGACCAAGATGGTAAGTTAAGAATCCTTCCAAAAGAGAAAGTTAAGGAGTTAATCGGTCATTCGCCTGACTATTCCGATGCGTTGGCCATGCGTTTCTATTTTGACTTAAAACAAACTTTCTTTACATTCTAATAAAAAAATATATCTTATTTATATTTAGTCTAAATAAAATTTATATATTTGTGGTTAATTAAGATTAATTTAAATGGAATTTAAACAATTAGCTTACGACTTAAAAGAGTTAGACGAAACAAAAGGCGTTGTTACTGCCTATGCTAACGTTTATAACTTTAAAGATAGCGATGGAGACATTTCGGCTTATGGTTCATTTGATAAAACTGTAAACGAAAACTTTAAACGCATCCGGGTATTGAAGGATCATAATCCAACAATGATGATTGGTGTTCCTTTGACTATTGATACTAAAGATACTTATGGTTTGCTTACTACTACTAAATTCAATATGAATAAGCCATTAGGTAAAGATATGTTTACTGATGTGAAGCTTATGTTTGATACTGGATTGAATGCAGAGTTAAGTATTGGTTATAGAGTAATGCAAAGAGATAATAAAGATAAAAGCATTATCAAAGAATATAAGTTAATGGAATATTCTTTTTTATCAAGTTGGGGAGCGAATCAACTATCAACAGTCCAGGATATAAAATCAATCCAAAGTCATTACGGACTTATGGAACTTATTACAAAAGCTTACAATTTGCCTTATTCAGATGAAAGATTAAGACAGATTGAAACAATATTAAAATCACTCACAATGGAGCCGTCAGAACCTGACACTTTTGATAATGAGCCGATATTATTAGACACGTTAAAACAATTTAGAAACTCGTTAAATTTAAAATAAAAAATGGACGAAAAATTATTAGCCGAATTGGCACAGATTAAAAGCGGATTAGAAACTAAAACATCTGCTGAAGTAAAAAGCGCAATCGAAGCGTTTGAAACAAAATTAACTGCGGAAATCGTATCTACTTTCGATGCAGAATTACAAAGTGTAAAAAGTCAACTTGAGGCTAAATTTGCTGCTGACTTAAAAGCGGTACAAGATCACGCTGACAAATTGGATGTTAAATTACAAGAAGGTGCTAAAGCAACTGCTAACAAAGGAGTTGATGCTATCAAATCTGTAATTAAAGACAATGCTGAAAAAATTGCATCTGTTCACGAAAACAACAAAGTGAGATTGAAAGCTGTTGGAAATATGACAACTGCTAACTTCACAGGAGAAGAGCCAAGAGATTATAACTTTGATATAGTTAAATTCCCTGCTCAAATGGTTAACGTTGCTGACTTAACAGGTAACATCAACATTAACGGTGGAACTTATACTTATACAGTAGAAGGTGCTGGAGAAGGATCTATTTCAGCACAAACTGAAGGAAGTGCAAAATCTCAAAGAGATTACGACTTTACTGCTGTTGATGTTTCAACAAACTTTATCGCAGGTTTTGCTCGTTATTCCAAAAAAATGCGTAATAACTTATCTTATATAACTTCAGCTATTCCTGACTTATTAAGAAGAGATTATTTCAAAGCTGAAAATGCTGCGTTCAATACTGTATTAGCAAATGATGCTACTGCTTCAACTGAAATCATTACAGGAAGCACTAAATCTGAAATGCTTATCAACGAGATTGGTAAATTGGAAGATGCTAACTATATGGTAAATGGTATCGTTATCAGACCAACTGATTATTTAGATATCTTGAAAACTGCGAAACAAGATTTAGAGTCTGCCGTTACTTACGAAGGTGGAGTTTTAAGAGTTGCAGGAGTTCAGGTATTTAAAGCTACTTGGTTAGCTGCTAACAAATACTATGTTGGTGATTGGACAAGAGTAAACAAAGTAACTACTGAAGGATTATCTTTAGAGTTTTCAGAAACTGAAGGATCTAACTTTGTAAACAACAACATTACAGCTCGTATTGAGTCGCAAGTAGCGTTGGCTGTTGAGCAACCATTAGCATTGGTTTATGGTGATTTTACTGCAACTGCATAATCATTAAGATTTTTAACATAAAGCCACTACTTGATTGTGGTGGCTTTTTTTTATTACAATATTATGACATTCAAAGTATTAAAACAATTTTACACTCATTCCAATAAAAAAACCTATAAGGTTAATGAAACTATTGAGCTAACTAAAGATGAAGCTTTAGGAATGCTTACTCATGGTTATTTGGAGGAAGTCAAAGAAGTTAAAGAAGTTAAAGAACCTAAAACCAAAAAATAATGACTAATTATACCGATGTTATTTCTTTAGAACAAGCGAAGTTATATCTTAAAATTGATGATGGCCAAACCATTACCGATGATGAAATAACCGGAATGATAAACTCTGCACTTTCATTTATTGAGAAACGTACAAATCACATATTTAAAACACGTGACAAAGTATATTTCAAAGATTGTGCTTTAGTGCAACAAGTTAAAGTTTATGACTATCCAATAGACAATACTGAAACCGAATTAGAAATAGAATATAGGCCTTTATATGCTATTGTTCCAACTGTTAACAATATGGTTACTTTAACAACTGGATATACTTCTGTTGAGGATATTCCTTCGGAGTTAATTGATTCAGCTTTACAGCTTATCAACTTTTGGTTTTATAATTCAGAAACTAAAAACGCAATGAATAGCGTTCCTGACTTTGTATTATCTAATATTGATGTTAACAGACGATTTTTGTAATGACTCCAAGAAAATATACTAAATCAATAGAAGTGTGGAAAACAACAACGGTTGCTGATGGTTATGGTGGTAACGTTGTTACTACTGAATTGGATTATTCAATATGGGCAAATGTAACGACTAAAAACTCATCGAGATTAAACGAGAATGGTCAGAATGATAATCTTGTTCAAACTATATTTACTGTTCGCAATAGAGTTAATTTGGATCTAACTATCAAATATAATTTCATTAAATATAACGATGTAATATATAATATTGATAGCATCTTAAATATTGACTTGGATAATATTGATATTGAAATACAAGCCACTCAAAGAACTTAATGGAAATAAAAGGCTTAAATAGTGTTTTAGCTAATATACGAAAGTACGGTAAAGAAGCTGAAAAGGATATTGAAGGAGTTACTGAATTAGTTGCTCGTAATATTGAAAAGAATGCAAAGCAATTAGCTCCGGCCAACTTTGGTAAATTAGGACAATCTATACAAGCGGTAAAAGATAATCCATTAAATTGGAAGGTTGAAGCTGGAGGAATCATTGCGCCTTATGCTCCATTCGTTGAATTTGGCACAGGTGGTTTAGTTAATGTTCCTAACGAGCTGAAGGACCAGGCGATTAAGTTTAAAGGCAAAGGAATAAAGCAAGTTAATTTAAGACCAAGACCTTATTTATATCCGGCATTATTACAAGGCAGAACTGAATATTTAGAGAAATTAAAGAAAGTATTAGATAAATATGGTAAATCCAAATAAATACGTTAGGAAGGCTTTATACGATGCTATAATAGGTGATTACGATTGCTATGATATGCAAGTAACCGGTAACGATATACCTAATCAATATGTGATTATATCAACACAGGACAAAGAGATTGATAAAGCCACTAAATGCAATTACCAATGGATTTCTTATACTCTTTTGGACATTGTAAAGATTTATAATGGAGCGGGAAATGTAGGCAGCAGATTAATTAACGATGACATGGAAAATGACATATTATCATTAATTGAAAACGTAAGTATTGATGGTTATACAGTTGTTAACCGGAGATATGAGTTCCCAAGTAATTTAGACAGTAGCACAGCAACGCAAACGGTTTATAGAAGTTTTATTCGAGTTATTTTAACTTTACAATAAAAAAATACTTATTTAGAATTAATATAAATAATTTTATTATCTTTGAAATAAATTAAT